CAAAGGTATGCGTAATGGTGGTAAAGTAAAAACCAAAGGTATGCGTAATGGTGGTAAAGTTATGACCAAAGGTATGCGTAATGGTGGTAAAGTTATGACCAAAGGCATGAAGAATGGTGGTAAAATGGGTATGTCATTGTCACAACTTAGAGCTGCTGCTAAAAACATGGGTTATAAAATATCTAAAGCCTAATGTCATACTTAATAAGTAACATTCCACATTTTAAATGTTGGGTGCGAAGAGAGTTTACCTGTAATCATTTAAGATATCATGGTGAGTTTCTTCATGGTTTAGCTATTGCTGTGAATACGATACCTGATAGATGTTTGAGTTTTCAAATTGTTTTTACAGGATGTGAAGCAGATGGGGAACCAGAGGATACTGTTCATGGTGGAGCTATGTGGGCGAGAATGCCTATTACAGCTTTGGTTGCAGATATACCTTTACAAGAGTGGCCTACTTTAATGGAGACACATCTTGTTCAACCTTGGGATTGTAGTTCACGTAATCACTCCGTTATAAACA